TCGCCCGCGAAGTCCACTCTCGAAGCACATGCGGCAAGGCTTGGCCTCGGTGCAAGTTACATCGCCAGGAACATCCTCATCGCCGTGAGCGCCATAAACGCCAAGGCTGTCGGCCAGTTCCGTGATGATGTCCGAAAGCGTCTCAATGCTCATTTCCCCTTCTCCTTCCGCGCGCGGGCCGGGGCCGCGCCATCTTGCAAAAAGTGTCTGTATCGTTCGGCGGCGGCGTAGAATTCGGTTAGATGGTTGGTGTTGTAGGCTTTCAGGTAAACCGCAACATACTTCTTTCCGGCGACGATGTGACCTCTCCGCGATGGCGTGGAATCGCGCAAATCCATCAATCGCTGATGAATGCGCTCTATCTTTTGCTGGGTCCGCGTGGCTCCCAACAGCTACTCCTCCTCTGCTTTCCAATTTCCAGTCGCCAAATCCTTCTGCTCATAGCAGAGTACGGCATTTAGAAAACAGGCTTCATCCCCAATCGTAGTCCGATTCTTGCCGCTCTTTCCACAGGCTCCGCAGACCCAAATCTTACCTTCGGGCGCTTCGTAGGGCTTATCCCAATCCTGTCCCATAACAGCTACTTTCCTCCCGCCTCAGGGCTCCCTAGCAAACAGGCTTTTGCCCATTGCGCCATACAAAAGTTCGTACAGAACCAAAAGTCCTCATCGTTAAGCAGGATGCAATAGGTAGCATGATCGGGAATTGGCCGTTCGCACTCTTGGCAATGAGTCGCTACATCTTTACGCTTTGCTCCCTGCTTATTCGCAAGGTCGATAATGGCGGCGGCTTCGGTAATCCCTTCGCCAAATACATCAGGTTGCGGCGTCTCTCGATCTAACCACGCCCGCCACGGGTGGCCATCCGACAAACTGGCGGTTTTAACATCTACTCCGAATAGCTGCTTCATAATAGTCTCCTTCTTTGTTGAAAACATTGGGCTTGCACAGTTGCACTGTCCTTCAGTATTACCGCAAAAATCGCATGTTTTCATGTCATCCTCCTACTCTCTATATGCGTCCTTTTGCGGTTCCGTTACCGACTCTGTGCCATTTATTTTGCTCTCTAACGAGTCCGCCGCAATCTGGCAGTGGACATCCCAGCGAACCTTCTCCGTCAACATCCGGCTCGCAATCTCCAACCCGCATAATTCGTGCCGCAAAGTTGGCACTTCACCGGAATCCAAGATGCTACCCAACATTGGAGCTACTCTCCTCCTGCCTCAAGTTCGCGCTTAATGTCTTCAAACTGCTTCTTATCGGCCAGCAGAAATCCGCCCACCAACTCGCCACGCCAGATCGGATTGAGTACATCGCCTGCCACACCGATTGTTACCTTTGTCCCAGCCTTGACTTTGCGCATGTCGCTGATGTTGTTGAGCGTCGAAAGGCGAATGTCCAAATTGCGCTCACACATTACCTTCAGAACATCAAACGTGCCTATTTTTGGCATTGGAGCTACTCTCCTCTCTGGCGCAGCGCCGAATCCTCTTCGGATTTGTCCGAATTCAGCCATGCCCCAAAGATGATGTCATGGAGTTCTTTGGCTGTTCCGCTCCACTCCACCATTGGCGTCGGCAGGTTACGAAAAGTGAGCTTAATTACCTCTTCTCCGGACGTGAATTTAATAACCGGCATTTTAGTTAACGCTCCGCAACCGCAATATTTCATTGATTCGTACTCTAACCTGTTCGCGCTCAGGCGTTTCGGCCAAATCTGCCCAAGGTTTGCCGAATAGCTCCCTGGAAACTTTATCGAAAATATTCTCCGCTTCTCGGCTCATAACGTCTAAGTCCTCCATAGCGGACCGCCCAAGCCATCGCAGGAATGACAGCGACTCGGGGCTATCATCATTCCCTCCGGCCCGCTATGCAGGGCTAGATATTATCTTTTCCGCCTAATACCCAGCCAAGTGCGCCGATTTCGACAATAAGTGCATCAATGAGTTTTAGATCGTCGTAATTGTCATATTTGTTGAAGCGCTTTCTGATTTTTTCTAACTCCAATTTTCTGCGGCGCAATAATGCTTCTATTTCCTGCTCAGTTTTCACTCCCTCTCTCCTCTCTGGCGGATGGCGGCGGCACGAAGCAGCTCTCCAAGTTTCTCGACGGCATCTTCCACGTCCACCGAACCATCACGCCAACGCATTTCCAGCAAATGTTCGGCGGCTCTGCGAATCTCTGCCCCGCGCTCCCGCTCCTCCAGTATCTTGTCGCGGGCGAACTCACTCAGGCGTTGCACAAGTTCGTCAATGGGATCGCCATACTGCGCGAAATCGCCACCAGGATATTTCTCGTCTGCGAACTTGCGCGCTTCTTCCTCCAGCTTGGCTAGGTCAGGCATGGCGACTCGCTTTCCGCAATCTCCACTGTCTCATGTAATCGGCCCTCGACTCCCGGTCACGCTCTCTGACCCGCCGCTTTAACTTGCAAACCAGCTGAGTCGTGGTCTGACACCCTTCTTGCCGCCTCAGTATTTTGAGCGCGAGATCCGCCACGTGGCGCTTGATCCCGAGTTCCGCTGCGGCAACCTTGATCGAGTAGCCGCGCATCAACATCGAAACCACATCTTCACCCAGCATCTTTGAACTCCTAAAAGGGGGCGGCGTCGGTTCGTGAACCATGGCCTCTATCGCCAGGCGTTTTAAAAGTACCGCCCCTATGCCTCAACTCATTCCACGGGAAAGTCCGTCGCCTTCGCTGCTGGCGCGGCATCCTTCTTCTTCGAGAACACCGAGATCTCGACTGAATCGTTGAGACCGGCCTTAACTGATCCCTCGAAGTACACGCCCTCAAGATTCAAAAGCGCCTCTTCGGGATTGCGCGCGTAGCCGGCCCAGTCTTGCAACCGGAAGATGGTCCCGACATTGATCTGGACCTGTACCAGCATCTTGTGAAGAGTCGCGCTGATGGCCTCGCCGACCTGCTCATCCGGGGTGTTAGCTTCAGCGACCTTCGCCGTCGCAATCTCTTCGAGTTCTTTCTGGGTCGAGTCCACGGCTGCCGCATCGAGCTGCGCCAAAACTTCAGGCGAAATGAAGAAGTGGCCGTTACCGCTCGCGTCCTTGGGCTTCTTGCCGAGAGCCATGGCGATGGTCTCCGGACGCAGCGACCAGGGGTGCAGATCGATCTTCAGAAAGCCGGTGCCACGCTCGTCATCCGATCCGACTAGAAACGTGTGCCGGGTGGCGCCGCCCTTGACTTCCTTGACGGCCAGTTCTTTGATGATTTTCAGTGACTCTCCCCGCTTGTCCTTCGACTTCGGGTTAGAGGTGTAGACGCCTTCAGGCAGAGGCGAGAGATCGCCCTGGCCCGAGGTTGAGTATTGGTTGTAGTCAATTGGCATTTGTTATATTCTCCAAATTGGAATTATTGCGGAGGGGATTTTTAGCAGGAGTTGCCGCCCTCGCGGAGCGCTTGTTGGCCGCCGCCTGCACCGGAGCGGAATCCCCTAAAAACCGCTGGCCCGGATTTTGTACAGCGCCGCATCGCTTCCTGCATAAAAATCCCCTCCGCGTCGAACATCTTTACTTCTTCACCGCCTCAATCGACTTCTTGAGTATCGGTTCCATGTCCGAGAACTCAGTACGGCTGATCTCAGGTGAGGTAAACTCCTGTCGCGTCGGCAGCGCCGGGATGTCTTCCGCTTGAATCTCTTTCTCGTCGGGCATGGAACTTACTCCCACCCCGGCTGCGAATGCGAGTACTTTGTCGTAGGCTCTGACCATCATCATGTGAGTTGGTTTGGCCTTCCAGACCGGCGACGTCGAAACCATCCACTCGCTCAACCACACCGTGTACGAGCACTCGCTGTCTCCGGCCTTGATGGTCGCGGTAATCCCCGGCTCCTCGGCGTACCCGAGAAGCGCTGGCGATCCCTTCCTCCATGGCCTCTTCTCTTCCTTGAAGGTCGGCGCCCCGGTGATCCCGCGCTCCCGCGCCAGCCGGATCTTTCCCTCAAGCGTGACATTGGTGGACCAGCGGTCCCGGTCGAACCAGACCTCGGATGAGAGCGGCGACAGCCCCAACTCGAAAGAGCGCATGGCAAAGACCAACGCCTGCTCAGGAGTGAGATAGTAATCCGGCTCGCCTGTCTTGCCGCGATAGGGTTTCTTCATCAGGACGCGCGCCATCACATTTGGCTTCAGTGTCTTCCAGTTGAAGTCGGCAAGATCATCGAAGGCCGCAAGACGCTTCTCAAGGCCATCGGCTTTCTGGACGGCGAGTTGTTGCTGTGCAGTAGGTTCAGTCATATTTCAGTGTCTCCTGTTGCTGCTTGATTTGTTCGCGGCGAAACTCGATCAGCTTCAGCACCCGCTTCAGTCCGGCCTTCTGGGCAAAGACCCGCGCTGTCTCCGTCCACTCCGGCTCCCGCTCAACCAGCTGTCCGATCGCCGACTCCAGCATGTCGATCGACTTCTTCGAGACCGGCACATGCCGCTCCTGGGACTTGTCTAAGATACTTGTCTTAGACAAATGTCTAGACGTATAACGTTGATCTTCTGGGTCAAATACCACTGATTCTCTCCTTGATACTCAGATGCTCCTCCCGCTTCCCATACAGCTTCTCCGTCCTCGGGTTGAGTCCCAGATTGCACAGCGCGTAAAAGGAACAATTCCCAAACTTCCCCGAACAAGCTGAGACATTCATCGGCCAGGGCTGCATCTCGCGGTAATGGCGGACGTAGTGCAAGATCTCGCGCGCAGTGAGCTCCAGCAACATATCGAAGCGCTCCCGATAGGCCAGCACCTCGGGCAGCTCCATCTTCACCAGCCGGCACTTCTTCCCATACCGCTCGCTCGGCTTGGTGATGACCTCTAAAACCACCGCCGTAGGTACGAGTCCAATCTTACGCAGATAACAATCATATAGACCGAGGCCCACATCCTTGCACATCTGAGCCCGGTAAGAACGCTCCCAGCCGACCTTCTTTCCAAATTCGTCATAGCCGTCGATCTCCGATGCGGTTTTGATATCGATGAGTTTTACGGAACGGGCAGGGTGTGGCGTCTCGCAGAGAGGAGCACTCAAGCCAGATCCCCCGAGCTCAACTCGATCCATCCGGCCTCCAAGCGTCAACTCCGCGATCCCGAAGGGCTCTTTCCACGTCCACTCGTGCTCGAGCGCACACCCCGGAATGATCTCGGTACCGTCCGCGTAGACCGCAAGTTGCTCAGGCGCCATCTCCTTCAACTCGCCCCATTTCTTCAGATCGGTGGGCAAGATACGCGACTCGTCAATCTTCAGAAAGTAGTCCATCATCACGTGTTGGGCCTCGGTAAAGGTCTTGCCTCGCCAGAGCGACTCGATGCCCCGGTGAACTGCAATCCCGCTGGATCTATGAATTGCGATATAGCGACTCGCGCGTCCTACCAGATATGTTTGACGAAACTCTTCCTTGCAGCGCAAGAAAGCGGTGATCGAGGTAGCATCAAGAAAGAGGTTCAACTGAGTGTCTCCACAATTATCTCCGTCTTTCCCTCGCTCGCCCAGATCTTCCGCGCGCTCAACTCGCAGATCACATCATCATCGGCATACAAGACCCCATTGCCGCCATCCAGAATCGACTTGATGCAGTTATCGAGATCGGGACGTTGGGTGTGCGAGTCGCCCGTGTGCAGCTTCTTGCACCCATTTCCGGGGCATGGAGCGCCAGGCCGGTGCTGGCGGCTATCGGGCATCGGAAACAAGAAAGTCAACCGCATCTTCAACCCGCTATTCAACATCTGGATCCCAGCCTTGTCCATGGCCTGTCTCAACGAATACGCAACCAGATTCTCATACCGTACCGACTCGGAATCCGGATACGAGATATTCTTCAGAAACCGCAACCCGCCGCCACAGGTGGGACAAACCGAATACATCCCCTGGACGGTCTTGTGACAGCCGAGGCACTGGTGCATCGGGACCGATCTGTGCCGCTTTTTAGCTAAGGGTACTCCGGGTATAGTTACTAAAAGTTGCGCCATGTGTACCCCAATCCGATACGAGATATCGTGTGACGATCTACGCCATACTCCGCGACAAGAGCGCGATTATCTGGACTTCTGTGCTTATAGCGTTTGCGAATGTCTTGAACTTGTTGACTTGTTAGCTTGGCTCCGCGATTGAGTGGACCAGCGCAGCTCCGGCCTTTTAATACCATGTCGGTCGAATTATCCTGTGAAGTACCGGCAAAAATATGAGCAGGGTTCACGCAAAGCGGATTGTCGCAAGTGTGGCAAGCATATAACTTTGACGAGAGGTGCTTGCCATGCCGGAGGAAGTACGCGAATCTCGGTGCTGAAATCATCTTTCTCTTGCCTCTAATCTTCAGATGAAAAATTCCACTTCGTCTCGCAACGGCTCCGATCCAGATCCAGCATTGGTGCGGCAATCCCTGATTTACCTTGGCCCAAAACCGTTCTTCATTTGTGCTGCCTCGTGCCAGCCACTTACCCGTTCGCGGTCGATCCCAATAGCGAGACCGGCATAAAGAGCATCGGCTGGTCTTTCGGTTCGGCCTCATCACAAAATCACGGTCACATCTCAGGCAATGGCGGACATCAATCATGACGTATACATTAGCCACAATTGGTGACTCTTGTCAACAACAAAAGCGGGGTACCGGGAATGGTGACTAAAAGTTGCATCAGTCATTCTCCGAAGTCAATTCTGCACCCGAACAGTCCGCGCAGATGCAGCCAGTTGGGTGTGCCTGGCATCTCAGGCAGTTATCCGGATCGAGAGCGGCCTCCCCATCGTCACCATAGTCATCTATGTACTCGGCGCGATGAAAGGCACAAAATGATCTCATCAGGCGAACTCGCTCTCCACTGGCGTCTCTTGCGCCTTCTTCGCCTTCCGCGTCTTCCAGGCTTTCTTCATGGCCTCGCTACGCTCCGCCTTCGGTTTGGCTGCCGAGTGATTGGCCTTGTGCGATCCCACCAGTACCTTCACGCAGGCACGGTCAAAGGCGTGAATGACATCGGCTTCAATAGACGGCGCATGATCGCCGAACTCGATCTCGGAAATAAACGCCTCTCTCAACAACTCAATTACAGCTCCTCGATTACTTGACATTCAGCATCTCCTCTTTAAGTCTTTGGAAAGCCCCTCGGGCGATTACGCTCGTCGCTGCTCCGCTTGCGCGGCACATTCGCCCAACGGCGTTTCGAGGGGCTTTCTCAAGACTCAAGCATCTCCTCTAATTCTTGAACTTCATCAATCTCCGTTGCCGCCTGGATCATCGCGTCTAAAGCGGACTCCCCGGCAATCTCATCAACCCGCGACACAAACCGCTGGAAGCGTTTCTTGTCTACCGCCTGCTGGTGGCGGTGGCCGGCGGCATGCCCGACATGATGGCCCCAAGCAAAGAAGGCGATCAGCGCAGCTCCGACAAAGAGACCAGTAATCACGGCTTCACTTCCTGATCGCGGAAGCGTTCCACGGCTGGGTTCACGTCGCTTATTCGGTCGTCCCACCAGTCCTCGGGGTAGCCGTCATCTGCCGGCTGTGGAATGTCGCCCTGTATCCGCTCAACCGTGCGGATGATGTCCTCTATGCATGTGCCAGTAAAAACGGGGGCTGCCTTTCGCGCCGGGGGTAGTGCGCCAGCTCCTACATAAGGGCAGCCCCCTCTCTGACTCGCGTTGTCAGATTCTCTTTGATCCATGCGCTCTATCACCCTGTCTGCTGCCTTGCAGCGCTCTGCTATGCGGTCTAGGTTCACGCTCTGACCCTCCGTTCCCAGGTTTCGCATATCCGCAAAAGGTGTTGCGGTTCAGGCACATCGTCGTTTGTGTGTTTGTCGTACCATTCCGACATTTGCTGCTGCCAATATCGGCACTGCTCCATCGCGGAGTGGAAGCCTTCATGCGTGAGTTCCGCAGGCCCATATGCAAGGTAATGCTTGTAGTAATCGCAGCGCTTCCTTCGACATGCCAACCAATCTCTCAATTTCACGGCTTGACCTCCGCATCGGTGCTCAGGGCTGGAAGCACCTTGGGGACTTTGCTAGAGATCGCCTGATGCACCAGGCTCTCAATGACGTATCCAGCAGCAACGCGGCTGCCGGTACTTTCCCGCCACGACCGCAGATATGCCCTAACATTTGCCGGCAGAAAGTAAGAAGTCCTCGTCCGGCTGCCACTCTTGCGATATTTCATTCCTGTATTAATTCCGCCCATTTGATTCCTCCGCATCGGTGTTCAGGGCTGCACGGGCGTCGGTAATTCTCTCCTCCAGCCATTCGGGGCAATCGCGCCCATCCTCGGCGGATTCGATAATGCCTTCTAGCGCCTCCCGCAGCTTCTTGTTCTCGGCCAACAACTCGGGCGCGGCGGCGATGAGGCAGGCGTTGGCTTCGCAGCGTACCTTGCAGACGGTTTCGGCAATATGGCTTAGGGCTATCCTGTAATCAAACGCGCCTTCGCGCCTAGCTGACCACGGCCCCGGCGTATGCCCCTCAAACTGCTTGTAGTCGATCATGCGGTCTGCCGCCTCTCCAGCCATTGCGATATAGCCTCTCGAATACACGCGCCCTTGGTATAGCCAACCCGAGCCTTACAGATCTTCTGGATGGCGGCGAGCTGGTCCTCGTTGATCCGCACCAGATTCTTACGCTTGTCCTTCTTCTTCGCCATGGGTAACATTTGTATACCATGGGACAACCTTTGTCAACTAAAATCGGGCCTTAGTCTGTGGAAATCTTGTGCGGCTTCAGATGCGGCCTCGAGAAAAGAGGTTGACTGCCGGGATGTGCCGCGATAGGATGCCGAACGCGGCTCCCCGCCGCACTTCTTGGCCCGGCCGGAGGCGACTCTCCAGCGTTTCCGGCGCAGGGCCAGAACTGGAGAGAGGAGAACATGCCGACAGCGCGCGAGGTAATAAGCCGCATTTATGAAAAACCCCCCTATATCATCGACGAGAACCTGCTACACGAAAAAGGCCTGATGTTCATTGGCGGCCCGCCAAAAGCCTATAAGTCATTCCTTCTGAACTCGCTCTGCTACCACCTCACCACTGGAACCAATCTTTTTGGGGCCTTTCGATCCCATGCAAACCACACCCAAGCGGCCTTCTTGGTCAATTCTCCCAAGCGTGTTCTTTTGTTCGAGCAGGAAATTGGCGAGTTCTCCCTCAAGGATCGGCTCAAGCCGCTTGCCGACAGCTTGGCCGACGAGCAGCAGGCCTTGTTCTTGGACTCGCTCTATGTCCACAGCTGCGACCGCTCTTTACGTCTTGACCAAGAACCAAAAGAGATCGAGGCGGTAATCGCTAAAGTAAAGCCCGACATCGTGTGCCTTGATCCCCTGATCGAGTTCCACCACCGCGAGGAGAACTCAGCCTCGGAGATGCAACAGGTAATGCGCGGCCTCGACTACCTGCGCGACAAATATGGGGTTGCGATCATTGTGACCCACCACTGCGGTAAGCCGGGAGACCGTCTTGGCGCCGACCAGCTCCGGGGGTCTTCGGCCATCTTCGGCAAGGGCGACTCCTACATCATGCTCTCGGTACATAACCGGGCTTCCGGCATAATCCGGCTGGAATTTGTCGTCCGGCGCGGTATCCCCATCCGGTCCCTCTTGGTAAAGCTAGACTGGACAGATCTTCGTATACGTTTTCATGACTGGTACTCCACCAAAAGCGCCAAATCTGCTCTTGAATCGGCATACGGTTCGCTGCAATGAAAGAGACTCACCTAAGCGGAACCCCTTCCTATATAGGGGTTACGAATCCGCTTAGGTGAAAATCGTAAAGTGTTGTTGAAAATAGGGGTTATATGCGATTTTGGGCTTCACCTAAGCGGATTTTCAATATTCGGCTTAGGTGAGTGGCGTTTATTCGCTATTGTTTCGCTTTTTACAGCCGTCTCCCACACCCCCGGCATTCCTTCCCGATCTCCCCAATCGTCTGGCAATGCCCGCAGGTCACGTCGAGATCATAGGACTGTTGGATCAGGCGCAGCCGGATCTTGTCTGGTTCCTGGTCAATCTCCGCGAGTGCGCCCTCGAAAGCCAAGCGCCACGGGTCAAACGGTTGTTTTGACATCTCTCCTCCTTTTGGGATGGCCTTTCTTGCCCCCTGGCGTTCACTGAGACGAGCCGGCATCCCTCTCCAAGCGGTCCAGGGCCATTCTGGCGCAATAACCGCTCTTGCTTGAGGCGCCATTAGGCGTCTTGGGATGGGGTCATTCGTCACCTCCGATTTGACATTCCTCGCAATCTTCTTGATCGCAAGTACCGTCACAATCCTGGTCGCAGCCGCACTCAACTCCGATGGTGAGGCCGCAGTAAGTTGTCACGCCCGAGGACATGCAAAGATCGCAAAGATCGTCTTGGGATGGGGTCATATTTTACCCTCGGCTTTGGCGATAGCCTTTTCGATGGCCGCACACGTGTTTTCGAGCTGGAACCGATCAGAATTGCGGATAGACTTCGGGAAGTGATTTCGTGCAATAACGCTTCACGCCAGTCTTCAATTACCTCCGCGTGAGTCTTGCCATCTGCGCCATGTTTGCCCGAATCTCGCGGTACTGCGCATCGGTAAGTCCGTCGGATCCTTCGCGGGTAAATACGTTGAATGCGATTCCGCCAGCTAGTAGGCCGATGATTAGCAGGGTTAGAAGGTATTCCATTTCGCATCTCCTCTCCTGTCGTTGAACCTCCCGACACCAGAAAGGTAAACCAACGGTATACCAATGTCAATAGCTCAGCCCAATTTATTTTCGGTCTGTTTTCAACAACTTAGCCAAAACTTGATTTTTCACTTGATTATTGTGGTAATCAAGTCTACTAATGGGTGCGAGTAGCGCGACCAGTTGCCGACAGATGGCAGCATCCAACCAAATCACCCTTCGTGCGCCGAATGAACCCTCATGGGCTCCTGCTACACGGACAATCAGTTACAGTCGAGCTCTCGACCTGGTGCATGCGGGTGACGCATTCTTCATTGACCATCAAAAGGCAATTCGGATGCGCGATAGACGCGGCGACCCCGCGCAGCTGACGAACTTGAAATCAAGATGGGCACCACGCCGATCTGGTGAAGTAAGAGTATGGCAAGCAACGAGGTAGCGCCAAACTTGATTAATTCCAGCACGGGTGAAAACAATCAAGTTATGGGCCTTAATGGTACCTCAGCTAGCGCGCATGGTGGCAAGCGTAGAGGCAGTGGTCGCAAGCCGGCCTCGGCCCAGCTCTCAAAGACCAAAAGACGCGCAGCGGAACAGCCTAGACGCATCAAAAAGGCCAAAGACGAGAGTAACTTGCGCGTATTGGGGCTGTGGGAGGAACAGCGCTACTGGCGCAAGGCCTTAGTCACTGCCGCCGAGGCTGCTACTGCCGAACCAGATCAAGCGAAAGTTATGCTCGCGTCATCTAGCACGCTCATGAACGGCTTGCGCGCAATCTCGGAGCTGCGTCGCGGTCGCGCTTGGGTGGCCCCTCCGCCAGCACCAGCAGCAAACGACGACCTCTCTCAGCTGTTGCGCGGACTAGTCCCATCTGAAGTAAAGACGCAACGCAAACGCGACGCCGCCGATCCAAGCACCCAAAAGGAGCCGGGGGTTGATTTAGCGGTACATTCCTCTGACTGATTTTTTCAAGTTTTTGGGACTAGTTACTGAATGGTAAACACGTCGAGTGCGCGCAGATCACACCGCTCTCGCCTCGCCACCGTGGCCCCTCGCGCTGAGAGCGGAGACTTGTCAAGTAAGGAGCTGAAAAATGGCAACCAACTTTAAGGATCTCGTCGATCGTACCGTCATCATCGCGGTCTCTGGACCCGATGGCCAGACCTGCGCCTCCACTACTTTTGATTCGCTCGAGGAAGCCAAGGCCACTCAGGCCCAGGTCTTCGGGACCGCGCATTCGTTTCTTGCCCAGGCATGGCCCGGTGATCCCGCCCAGGGTAATCCGCCCCCTGATGCCGTCTCGGCGGTGTCAACCCCAATGACCGTCCAGATTGCGGTGGCCGGCCCCCTCGGCACCAACACCACTCCCGTCGCGACTTTTGCCAATCTCGAGCAGGCCCACAAAATCGCCAAGCGCGCCGTCAATCTCTTGCGTGAGTCGATTGCGTACAATGTTGACGCACCAAGCGCGTTGGTGGTCGCGCCCTAAGTGGGAATCTTAGAGGGCCAGATCGGATTGGCGGACGTCCTCCGCGTTCTCAAGGAGTCGCCTTGCCGTATGCCCCAGCAGAAGCAATTTATCTCCTCGCCTTACCCCGGCTGTGCCTATATCGGCGGGCAGGGCTCGGGAAAGACAGTTGCCCTCTGCACTTCACTTATCCTTAATTCTCTCGTCGAGCCGAACGGCCACTCGCTCATTGGCCGCCTCAACTACACCGACTTCGCCGACTCGACCATGCAGCAACTCCTCGAGCTGATCCCCGAGTCTCTCGCCGCCTGGCATAAGTCCGACAAGAAGCTGACGTTCAAGAACGGCCACCGCGTGACCTTCAAGCACCTCGATATGGCCGATGCCAAACTCGAGTCGCAATTAAGATCAATGTCGCTGAATGGCGCCTATGTCGATGAGGCCACCGAAATCGAGGAGAAGGTTTACTTCTGGATTCTGGGTCGCCTCCGGCGCGGTCGCTGTGTGGTCCGACTGACGTCAAACCCCTCTGGCCACGACTGGATCTGGCGGCACTTCTTCGATCCCGAGCGCAAAATCCAACTCCAGGAGGAAAACATCGGCATCACCGCGACCTCGATGGACAATCCCTTCAATCCTCCGGGCTATGTCGAGCGAATGATCAACGCCTATCCTCCCGACTGGGCCGACCGCTACGTCTACGGCAACTTCTCCGAGTTCACGGGTCTCGTCTACAAGGAGTTCTCGGAATTAACCCATGTCTGGGACGTGAAAAAGCGCTGGCCCATCTTCGGTGACTCCGGATCGCCTCCTCACAACTGGCCGGTTCTGATCGGTATCGACGTGGGATCCGACATCGACCCGTGGTCGATCGTCATCGCGGCGCGCGCCCCATCCGGCATGTTATTCCAATACGCCGAAGTCTACGGCAACAATATGCTGGTCTCCGATATCGCCGCCCAGGTGCATCTCAAGATAGACGGCCGTAAGATCGAGGGTATCGCCTACGATTACTCGAATCGCCAAGCCGGAATAGAACTCGCTGAATGCGGTATCAACGCCGGCCCCGCCGACAAGGACATCATGGCCGGGCTGATGAAGACCACCCAATACTTCCATGTGGACTCTCGGCTGCGGCACCCGTTTCTCGGCTCAGATGGCGCTCCCTGGTACTACATCTCCTCGGCCTGCGAAAAGACGATCCAAGAGTTATTGGAGTTCAAGTGGTCGAAAAAAGCGCTCGCACTCAAGGAGCGCGAATCGACCTCCGGCGATGAAGCCCCGGCCATCTCGCGTCCCACCGCTCACCATGCCTCACACTCGCCCGACGCCATCCGCTACATGCTCCACACCTTCCGGCCTCTCCCCGACAAGCTGCCAAAGCCGAGGAAGTGGGAGGCCGAGGGTCTCGATCATCTCTCGCGCGAGTTCTGGCGGGCCGATGAGCAACACAGGGATACGCTCCAGGGCTACGTGCCGCGCACCCGCCAAAACCTGACGATAGAAGAATGGAAGAAACTCGCATCTCGCAATCCGGTGCGTTTCCAGCGTCCCGCGTATGCGCGGTATTTGAGGCACTGATGCCAGCCGATGAAATCATGAAGGACTTCGCCGCCGGTACATTACATTCCGGCAAAGGCGGCCCGATCGTAAAGAGCCGTCCCCAGGCTCTCGCCATACTCGAGAGTTATCGCCGCAAGACACTGGCTAAGCGCGTCAGAAAGGCACAGGGAAAATGAGATTATCGGATCGCCAACTCATTCTTTTGCGCGCCGCCCTTACCGGCCTCTGGTGGTTCCTTATTGTCGGAATTATCATCTCCTTAATTAAGGAGGTAAAATAACATGCCTCTCCTCGGCGGAGTCGGTCGCCGCGCCCTCCAAGGCACTCTCAAATCGGATACTTCAATCGCCCAATCCGACCAGCCCTCGGCCGGCGACGCGATGCCCAAACCCAAGCCTCTCGTTGATAAGATAGTGGGCCAGCAGCTGGCCACCCGCATCAAGAAGATCAAGGTAAAGCAAGGTGACGCGAAGGTAAAGGTGACGATGAAATGAACGAGGAGGTTATTAAAGAGCGCGCGATGTATTGCTTCGGCGAGTTTTGTCGTGTTGGTGGCTGGCGATCATCCGCACCACTCGAGCCTAATTATGGGCTTCCCTGCGTTACCGGTTGGAATGCCGAGACCGGACAAATGACATCGAATTGCTGGTTTTGCGGGAGGCGCGCGCGTGACTCGGGAAGAGGCATCAAGATGACGCCCGACGAGGCAATGGAGTATGCGGCTAATCTAGCCGATGATCTCCCGGAACCAGCGCGCACTTGGATGCGAGTTCAGTATGATGAACTGAAGCGCCAGCGTGATTACTCGATGATGAAACTTTCTGAGATGAGGGCGAAGGGATTGCTGAAATGAGCCCCACTCCCGGCTTCCTCGCCTATCGCATCAAGCACCTGACCAAGGTGAACGCCCAGCGCCGCGCTCTCTCCCAGCCTCTTAACCGCGATCCGCAAACCATGTCGAAGGGCGAAGTCCAATACATCCCTGAAGCTCAGATGTGCGGCGAACCCGCGACCTGCTACAACTGCCCGATGTTCAACTACGGCCGCACCTGTTACCTGATGGGCCCGGATGTGAAGCTGCGGAAATTTACCTATCCCCCGGCAGCAACCTCGGACGCAAAGCCCATCGAATACTGGCCGTGCTGCTCGGCCTGGCGTCCCGGCTCTCCCAACATGGGCGCGGAGAAATTCGCGGACTGCATCTTGTCGGTCGAGACTCTCGGTCCCGGCTGGATCAACGCTCCCAAGCCCGGACAAAAGATGGGCGGCGCCAACTGCGGCGGCAAGTCCGGGGGCGACGATTGTGATCATTACATGACGGATGGCGATGACAAGCGTATCGAACCCACCGCCTTCTGCCGCGTCCTCCAGATGGATGTCGAGAACGGCGCGGTCTGCGCGGCATGGCGGGACGATGATTGGCTCGATTACAATACCGGGTCAGCGCTACTCGCCGAACTGGAGAACGCCTGATGCCGCCCAAAGACAACCTCGATCAAATCGACCAGGAACTCCAGGCCATCGCCAATGCCGAAAAGGTTCCCGTTTCGCGGTTCCAACCTCGCACCGTTGGCCAAGCTGGCCGCTGTCACGTTTGCGGCAGCTGGTCCGACGATCTGGTCGAGGTGCCGGTTTTACTGGTACCGGGTTCCGGGCAATTAGCGCACCCGCAGCGCATGGCCGGCGTCACTTGTGGTTGCGGTATAAGGTATCTATGAGTCAAATCCCCGAAGAGTCACCCAACAAATACGGTATCTTTGATACCGACTGCGACGAACTCAAGGGCGCCGACATGGACCGGGCCTGCCGCATCGCAGCCGAGCTTGAAAAGAAGCGTGGCCGCCCTGAAACCGAAGAGGAGCGTCTGGAGCGAATATGCAAACCGGACTTATCGTCATTACAATCCTTGCTCTCGCGTTATCGCTGATCCAGTTTTTACTTGTCTCTTACGAGCGCCGAGAGTGGATGCGGATGCTAGCTGCGCGCGAAGGCATCGCCCAACCTGAAGAAAAGACCGCAGCGGATCTGGTGGCTCGCCACATCCAGCGTCGCCAGGACCGCAACCGCATAACGATGCCCCTGCCAGGCACCGAGTGGATGAAGAAAGCGAGTACTGATTAATGGGCGCAATCAGCGGTCTCGGCGGCCGTCTCAAAGACCTGTTCGCAAACAAGGACAAGGTTCTTCACTCCAAGACCGACCGCCCCTCTAAGCGTGACATCTCGCCGCAATATCCGATCTCCGAGTCAATGGAGAAGCGTATCCTCTGGCTGCTCGAGTACTACTACCGCGAAGGATCGTTCGAGAAGATCCAATTCGCCCGCAAGTGGATGCGTAACGCTCTCATCTACCAGGGCTATCACGAACTCGAGTGGTCGGAAATCAATGTGGCCTGGGATGTGCTGCAACAAGACTCCGGCGACTACGCCTTTCCCAACAACTACTACCGTACCCTCATTCTCCACGGCGTCCGGGCCCAGGTCCAGAACGAACCCATCATCGAGGCCACCCCCGCCAACGACGATCCCTCGGCCCAGGCGGCGGCGAAAGCGGCCCGTGGCGCTCTCGAGGTAATCCGCAAATCCGTCTCCTACGACTACCTCCGCGTTCTCGAGGCCATCAACCTCCGTCTTTTCGGAAACTCCTTCCGGTTCGCCTACTTCTCCAAAGACACCCGCTACGGCTACGTTACCGCGAACGTCTACCAGGACCAGGATGTCTTACTCTCGGAGGGCGGCTCGGTCTGCCCCATCGACGGTCCCTTCGAGGGTATCTTCCAGTTCTGCCCGATCTGCGGAACTCCCATCCAAGAAACCACTCCGCCCATCGCCGCTAAGCTGCCGCAAGTCACCGGCTCCGTCCAATACCCGCGCGGCGAGGTAATGACGGAAGTAGTGAACCCGTTAGAAGTCTATTGCCGGAGTTCGTCTTATGATCTATGGCATGCTCCTTTTATCATTCGCAACCGGGTGGTTGATCGTCTTGCTCTGCAATCGAATTATCCGAAGATCCAGCTTGCACCTTCAGGTGACGAGGGTGGGGGAGAGGCTTATGCCACGGGCGGCGACTTGGGGCTCATCTACCTGCAATCCCTCGCGGACTTACCTGGAGACCCCACACAATACGCAGCGTGGTATGAGCGCGCCACTGCCGCCGCCAAGGCTCTTCTGATCGAGGGCTGGATCCGCCCGTCTCAATATTTCTTCGACACGGACCTTCGAAAGAAATACCCTCACGGCCTCTACGGCGCCAAGACCGGCGACATCTTGCTCGAAGCCCGCGACGACACCATCGAAGACCACTGGACCCATTACGTGTTCACCCCGGTTCCCGGACGGCTCTGGGGCGATGGCGACGACGATCTCATCCCCGGCCAGCTGAAACTCGACGAGACCGACCGTCTCATCCTTCGCAACGAGGGCTACAACTCCGCACCATTACTGGTGATCGACTCCCAGCGCATCGACAAGAATGAAATCCTCAATGATCCGTCCACGATTGTTGAAGCAAAATCCGCAGGCCGTCCCATCAACGAGGCATTCTCTCAGATCAAATCCTCGCCTCTCTCGGCTGAGACCTGGCAATGGCGTGGTGCTCAATTACAAGACATGATGGCCCACGCCCGCTACTCGCCCGCCGCATCCGGGGCGCACGAAACCGGGGTCAACACCTTCGGAGGCCAGGAACAAGCCGCCGCGAAGTCTGACAACGCCCAACTCCCGGCTCTCATCCTGTGGAAGACCGCCGACGAGAAGTGGGCGCGCCAGGCGCTCAAGCTTGCCGCCGAAAACTGGCTGGACGAGCGTATTCATGCGGTCGAGGGCCTGAACGGCAAATGGGAGTTTACGAAACTCAAGGGCTCGGCCCTCAATCTCGACAATATCCATCTCATCACTCGTGTCATGCCCATCAACCCGGCGGAACAGGACTCACTCTCACAAGCCGTCGCATCCAACCTCCTCGATCCCAAAGATCCGCGCGTCAAGCGTAAGGCCATGGAGCTCTACCATCTCCCGCGCGAACTCGATCCCTTCTACGCGCAACAAAAGCGGCAATGGAAAGAGATCGAGATGATGCGCTCTGGCCAGCAAGTCCAGCCGATGCTCATCCGCGACAACGATGCAGTCCATATCGAGACGTGTCAAGAATGGCTGAACTCGGATGAAGCCGATACTAACCAGCAACTCGCCCAGATGGTTCTCCGCCACGCCCAGCTCCACATCATTAATCTCGCCAAGGCCCAACAGATGCAGGCGGTGGTCTCGGCAGCTGGTATGCAGGCCCAGCAAGCGATCTCACCGCAACCCGCCGGACCTCCGGGCGTTCCACCTCCGGGCGGAGGCGGTGAAAAGGAACCCGACCAGGGCGGCAAGCGCGGTGGCCAGATTCCGAAGAATCCGGTCGAGCGCCAGCAGCGTGCGCAAAAGGGGGCCGCCGCGAAGCCAAACCGTCCGCAGCCGCCGGAAGGCAACCAGCATCGTGTGCAGAGGTTGACTTAATGAACTGGGCGTATATTGCTGGCTTCTTCGATGGTGAAGGTACGTTCGCACCGTGTCTATCTGACTGTATTTTGTCCATTTACCAAAAAGAGCCGGCGGTCCTTTATCGAATACGCGACTTTCTTTCAGCCAATGGAATCACATCTTGTATGGTCAAAATACGAGAGCGGAGAACGAATTTGATTGCGATGTCTGCAACATGGCAATTGAGCGTTTCAGGCAATGTTAATCGTATGAAGTTCGCTAAAGGTGTGCTTCCATATTTGATTGTTAAGAAAGCCTTAGTCCAGGATTGGGTACGATGCCGAACGATGTTCCCAGCGTTGGGCGCATCTGCGGCTGGCAGAATTGGCAGAGAGCGCAGCACCAGTAAATACGGACGAGGACTGCACGATAAGAGTGAACGCGACTCTCGCAATGGGCGTTTTTCCCAATACGGCCGGAGACCGATGTGATTTGGAACGACGGCAAGCGAAGCTAAAGTATGATCTGGAACGACGGCAAGCGCTATCTCTTCATCGTCCGGGGCGGCGTCTTCTCATTCCCCAACTTCGCGGCTCTCTATGACGCGATTGGCGAAGCCCTGATGTTCAGCGGTCCAGCAATATGATCCAGCAACCCTACGGCCCCAAGACTCCTCTGCTGGTGCGGCTCACAAACGAGAACTACGACTATCTTTACCGTATTGCCGGCGAGCAATCACTCGCTCTCGCGCTCAACTGCCTCATTGAAGAGAGACGAAAGCGCGATATCGGGTTTTGCAATTCTTCCGTAACCTCGATAACTCTCAAGGAGAACTCGAATGTCCGATGAAGCTACTCTTCGTGATGCCGTTGTGACGGAAACCAAACCCGTCACAGCACCTACCTCCGACGCCACAACTACGACCGAAACCAAACCCGCCACCACGGTTGACGCAACTGCGGACAAGGCGGCCCAGGAACTCGGCCAGTTTTTGCTGGACTCAGGCTTTACTGCGGAGCAGGCCCGCGAACTACCCGAGGCGGCTCGGGCGCTCAATGCCATGAACGGCATTATTGAAACGGACCCTCGAGAGTTTGTCCGGATGCTTCGTCGTGTCAACCCGGAAGCAGCGAAGAAGTTTAGCTGGGAAGTTGCCGGGATGTTCGCTGACGAAAACGAAGTCAAGGATGATCCTGCCAATAGCGGCAAATCCACCGCCAAGGGAACCGACCCTGATCTGATGGCTGAAGTCAAAGCCCTCCGCGAGACGGTAAGCGGTTTCCAGACTCAACAGCAGCAACGCGACCAAGCCCAGCAACTCGCACTTGTCCACGGCCGTTACACCTCCCGTGTCGATGAACTGATGGGATCCGATGCCGTCAAGTCATTGAATCTGACCAGGAGCGAGCAGCGGGCCATGCGTTCCGATCTCCAGACCGAGCTGGCTAAAGACCCAGCCACAGTCAAGCGGATCAACAATGGTAACTTTGTCGATGTTCCCCGCATCTTCAAGTCGATTATCGAGGGATGGGCAGGCGACCGCAAGGCCGCCGCTGACGCCGAAAAGGCCACCCGCGACCGCCAACTCGACAAGTCATTCTCCGAGTTCCAGGTTGGTCCCGGCGTTGTCTCCCGATCCGACATCGACAAATCCCTTGAAGGCGCCGGAGACGACTGGTCGGCAACGGAGCGCGAGTTAGCGGCTGCCCTTTCGAGAGCGTAGGAACGATAAAACGCGTTCCCCGAGATATTGAGGAGAGACTAAGATGGCAGTTTTTAATTTAACAGCGGCCCAACCGTTGATGAAGATCATGTTCAATCCCCGCATCAGCAAGCAATTCAACTCTGCTGCTGTGTTGTGGAACCGCTACGCCGACGGCAAGGGCATCCCTATCTCGAACCGTGGCATGGAAATTCCGACTCATCTCCAGCCGAACGCGGTCTTCAACTGGTTTGCTGATGGCGGCACTCTGCCGGCTGGCGGCTCCGAGGCTTTGACCTCGGCGCTCGTCGGCTTCTTCTCGTTCGTGTTGCCAGTCCAGCTGACCGGCGCAGCTCTCGATGCCGCCGGTAACGACGCGACCACCTACGCGCGCGCTCTGGCGTTCAACATCAAGATGGCCACCATCAACGCCATCAAGTACCTGAACATCTATGCGTTTCTGGACGGTACCGGAATCCTCGCTCTCGCGGGCGCGGGCGCAACCCTCTCGACCACGGTCAATACCACAATCAACGTGACCGGCAGCATCGAGGCGGCCCACTATCTGCGCCCCGGCATGAACATCAACTTTTTGACGGGTTCCGCGCTTCCCGCGAAAGCTTCGGCAACCATCATCTCTCTTGACCAGCCGATCGAAGTTGCGAACGGTACCAACATCGTTGTCGGCCCGGCGACGTCCGCCGCCACTATCAATACCAACGATGCCATCGTCGTTACCGGCTCGCCGACCGTGAACTCCGCCGACTCGTTTCAGAACGTCCTCTCGGGGCTCAAGCTGATCGTTGACAACGGTACCGTCACTCCGACCTTCCAGAACATCAACCGCTCGACCAACAACCAGTACAATGCCGGCGTCATTGCCTTGTCGGGCTCGCCGGCCTTGGCCCGCGACCACTTGCGCCGCGCACTCGCTACCGTCCAGATCCTGCAAGGTCGCGTAAGCCCGTCTCTCGAGCTGATCTCGCACCCATCCCAACTCCACGCCTACATGGACATGGGCTGGACGTTGAAGCGTTTCAACGACGCCAACAAGAAACTCGACCTGGGCTACACCGCAGTCGAGTGGGAAGGCTTCCCCTGGATTATCGACACCGACTGCCCCAAGGATCACATCTTCGCCATCGACCGCGACGTGATGTTCAAGGTCACGGCCCGCGAGCTCTCATTCGACGACCGCACCGGTTCGATTCTGCGCCAGGTACCGTCCTCGACTACCGGCCAGTACACTGACGCATTCGTGGCGTTTCTGCTGTTCAGGGGAAATTTGGGAACTTACGTACCAAATGCTCACGTCAAGATAAATGGCCTGGGCGTGCCCACCGGATATTGATTCAGGAGGTTTTTGTGGCAAAGGATTTCTGCGATCCCCAGTACTACGGCGAGGACGACACCTCGACCGCAACCTCGATCTCTTCGCGTATCCTCGGCGTGCCCGAGCCGACTCTCGACATCAACTCGGAGACCGACTCGCGCGCCCAGTCCGAAGGCAACCACGGCAAGCAGGGAGGCTAACCTATGCCCGCGACCTTACTGGCAAATACCGTTATCGTCACCAAGAACTCGGCTTCGCCCAACAACTTTCTCTTCCAGATCTTGAGTCCACAGGGCGGGTTGAGATTCTCGTTCGCGTTGCTTTCTGCCGATATGGCGACGGCGGCGGCTTTGACCTCGGGTAACTCGTCCACATTCACTTATGGTCAGGATGGCTCTCCGGCAGGTCCGACGCGCACTGATCTGCCCTACGGCTATACCCAAGAGACCTTCTAGGAGGCTTGAATGGCGGCAACATTCGCAACCCGCGCTCCCGGCGAGGGCTTCAACGCCTGGAAGGTGCCGGGCGCCTACTTCGATGCGATTGTCGAGGTGACGGCCGACAACTCGTATCCGCTCACCGCTACCAGCGGCTACCCGTTCGGCATCACGCAACTCAACACACTGACCGGCGGCGCCTTCTCGCTGATCGAATCAGTCGATGTCGTGAACCCGTGGACCAACAACAACGCAGGCGCGGCCGCCTCATGCTTTGTCGCGTCCTATGACAAGGCTCACGGTAGTGTCCGTGGGTTTGGCTCGAACGGTGCCGGTCCCGCGACTCTGCTCGAAGTGGCCAACGCGGCTGCGACTCTTAACGGTCTCGTTTGCTCTCTGCGCGTAAGGGCGCATTAAAATGGCGCACCAAAACGATTACCAACCCGAACAGAGCGGCAAAGCCGAGTCATCCGATATCTACGGTACCGACGACAACACCTTTGCTCTCTCGATTGCCGCTGATGCGCTCGACCCGGCAGCGGGTGTCTCGGGCATCAACCAGGCCGACTTTTGGGCTTCAACCATCGACCAGGCCGCGAAGTCTAAGGGCGTCGATGAATCCGGAGCTGAGGGCGAAGTCAAGGTCATGCGCGGCGACAAGGTTGTCGGCAATGATGATGTCAAGGTTTCGGTTGGCGGCCAGCGTCACCGTCGCGGTATGGGAGTATCTGACAAATGAGCATCTTTAAACAAGCGACAGTCTTGCTCGCTGACGGTTGGTGGGCTCCGGCTCTCGAGCTCGAGGGCGGCCAAAAAGTCCGTGGCGAATACAAATACACGGACCGCGCAGAAGCCCAGAAGGCAGCCGACGACTGGTTCGCCAAAGAGACCGCCGTCGAAATTTCACCCGAACCGGCAACTACTGAGGAATAATGGCCTCTATTATCGCAAATGGTCCCGGTACTCCGGTAATCCAGCGCAATAAGGCGACCAATGTCGGCACTCTTCCGGTCAACGCCTCGACTACTGCTGTTCAATTTACGGTAACTGGACTAACTGGAACCCCCAACGGGTTCGATACTCTGGTCATCTTCTGCGTCGGCGGTACGGTTGGCACCCCGGTTCTCGAAGTCTCAATTGATGGCGGTATCACATGGGCAACAGTCGTGGCGCCTACCAATGCCAGCTCTTCAACTACCTTTACGGCCGCTGGATTTGCCGGAGATACAGCCGTCTCTAGCGCCAACGGCTACACCATTGCCGGCCTCCAGGGTTATGGCCTCTTCCGTTTCGGAGCTGCGGTATCCGTCGCGCCGACCGTTGTCTGGATCGCGCTCTCAGGATCGTAATGGCTGAACTCCCCGAGAGCTGGAAGCTAAAGACGCGCAAGCGTCAAGACGGTAAACTCGACGTCATCGGCAAAGACGACTTGGGCTCTGACTACAAGGTCTGTACCTGCGAATCTGGCAGCGTTACCGAATCCGATGTCAAGGCCATCGCCGAATGCGACCGCGAGCAGACCGACGCCCGCACATTTGTCAAGAATGCGATGGACACCTCGCGCGCCTTCCAGGCCAACCAGGAGCGCCAACTCGAAGAAGGCTTTCTCGAAGATGCGGCTCGCCTGGTCCGTACCTGCACTACGGACGGAGTGGCCATCGGCCCCGACCAGATCGACGTCCCATTAACCATGGGATCAACCACCGCCTATCGCAACGGATATGATCGCTGGGCGGCAACTTGGAGGAAATGAATGGCGTACTGGATCTATTCTGTCGAGTCTCTACCAAACCCCGCAATGATGGGCAAGCCCGGCTACAACCCTGAGTGCTTTCAATGGAACGGTGTTCGTCTGCCGCTCTCTGCTGGCTGGCAAAAGGTCCAAGACTCGTTCTCGAATTTCCGCCGCTGGAACTGGAAGGACCGTCCGGTACGCGATACCGCGACTATGGCCGACTCTGAAGACGACCAGGGCACGCCCATCAAGGGCATCGCCAAAGTGCTCGAGGAGCGCTGGGGATCCCGTGGCGTGATCGTCCTCTCCCGCGAACCGAAGGAGCACGAAAAGGCCCGCTACGAGAAAGAGGCCAACGACGCGAATCTCGCCTTCCGCATGAAGGCCGTCGAAGCCTACGAGGAGCGTCTGAAGCAGCGTGCAGTCGGCGAGAAGGTCTCGTCCCAGGTCACACTCTACGAGGATGAGTGCTACACCATTCTTGGCATTACCAAACCCTACTCGGTTGAAGCCATGCGAGCCCAGCGCGAGCCTGGTCGCGTGGTTGCCGAAGACATCTCCAACGCTCTCGAGCGCCTGATGAAGCGTTTGGACGACCAGAAAGAGAAGCCTGTAACCCAATAAAGATGAATGCCCGCACTCTCGACAACCACTCTCGCTTCCCAGCCCTCAAACGTCTACGGGCTTGTCCAATATTTGTCCCAGCGTCTCCCCGGCTACGACCCTTCCGAGTATCTACGCGAGCTGAACAGCGCTTACATTCATGTCTGGGAAGAGGTGACGAAGCTCAAGAACCACTACTTCACCAACATCAAAACCGTCACCACCACCAAAGCCCAGTTCGCCTACGATTTTCTTTACAATTCTGATTCCGCCCTCTCGGCGCCTGTCTCCAACCGTCTCTACCAGGTCACGCGCATTCGCGTGCAGCCTCCGGCCGGCGGTCTCTTCCAATCGACGCAGGCGCTCTCTCCGATTGACCCCGACTTCATCGCGGTAAGCGCGAATCCGTCCTCTACGCCTACCCAGACCGGTCCCTATTATTGGTATCTCTCGGGCCGGGGCCAAGCCAACTTCGCCATGCCGCTCGCTATCGGCACCATACTTGAGGTGGTCTACACGTTCTGGCCTCTCGGTCTGACGTATATACAGGATGGCACTGTATCGTCTTCCGGCGTGACCGTCACCGGTAACGGGACATTTTTCACTCAACTTGTCCAGCCCGACTTCTCGGCCTCGATCCCAACCACGCAAGCCCAAGAAGAGATCCAGGCGGAATTTATCGCAACTCCCACCTCATCCCAGCAACCATCTCAGATCTTCCGGGTGCTGACCATCCCATCGAATACCTCGCTGACTCTCGCTACTGCGCCCAACCCGGCTCTCGCTGCCGGCTCTTTCTACATCCTCGCCATACTCCCTGAGATCCCGCGCGAACACATCCGCGTCATCGCCTCGATCGCCATGGGCAAGATGTACTCGGTCGCCGGCGATGACTCTCGCGTACAAGAGTGGACGGCCATCGCGCAATCAAATATGCAGATGATGAAGGACTCGCTGATCGAGCGGCAATCGAATAACCCGCCAAAGAAGCTGAGATTCCCCTACGGCATAGGCCGCCGCAACAGGGCCTTCCTTAGATGAGGTTAGAATATGCCACAAATTGATGCAGTAACCGCGCAGGGACTTGTCGGGAGCGGTGATTCCGTTTTTGTCGCTCGCGCCGACGCTCTTGCTCAAGGCGCGAATATCTCGTCCACTCTGCTCTACACGGTACCGCAGAACAATGGCGGCTTCTACCGTGTCATCGCCTACGCTGAAGTGACTCAGCAAGCCACCACCACATCAACTCTAGCTGTCGCTAACGTGGTGTTGACCACATTCGATGGCGGCGCGGCTCAAACCATCCAGTGCTCGGCAAATACCGGCCTTGCCGCCAATCCGGCAGTAGGCGCAAACTCCGCCCAGGCCACCTCCGGCCCGTCAGGTACGGTAGTCGTCGCAGCCAAGGGCGGTACCAACATCAACTACACGACTACCGGCTACGCCACCTCCGGCGCAACCTCGATGCAGTACGCAGTCCACATCAAACTGGAGTACATCGGAGCCTGATGCCTGTTCGGCCGCCAGCAAAAGAGTCGCCTGCCGAGATGCTGGTCCAACTTTCTCTCGGCTACAACGGTTATACCGATCCGACTCTCTGTAAGCCGCAGATGTGGGCTCCCGGCTCGGCGAATTGTTTCTCCGGAGCTTTCGGCTATGTACAACGCTCGCGCTTCTCAAATGTGATCCTGAATCCCGCTAACCAGCCTCTCAATCTGCCAGTAACGAGCATGAAGAATTTCGCGCTTCCCGGCCTCTCGTCTTATCTGCTGGTGGACATGAGTGGCACCACAGCCCAGGGGCAACTCTTCTCATGGGACACGCAGAACTACTCGTTCAATAAGCGTGTCTCTCCCTACCTGACCACCGTGGCCTCTTCTTATAACGGGCCATGGTCGCGCGAAGTACTGCAAAACATCGTCTATGAGATGAACGGCATCATCAAGCAATCAGGCCGTGGCGCCAACGCTCTTACCATTGAGAGTTTCGGCCTCGACTCGCCTGACGCCTCGCCGCAAATCACCATCAATGCTGGCTCATCCCAAACCATTACCAACATCCAGCGTATCTCGAATGTCGTTACCGTTACACTCGGCGCGGCGCTGACGGTTCCTGGCGGTAATGGCATCGGTTTCATCAATGTCATCATCACCGTCGGCGATACCAGCTTTACCGGGACTTTCACGGTTCTTACCGGCTCGGGTACAGCAACTTTGACATGGAGTCAGCTAGGCCAGAACACCTCTCTCCTTACGCCGACCGGGACGGTAGATGTCAACATCACCAAATCCACAGGACGCTCCTATGCTTATGCCTGGGAGAACGCTAACAAGGTACATGTTGGTGCTCCATCCCCAGCGACTCAGTACATCAAGTATGCCGGCCAGAACGGTGTTCTGGCGCTGGTTGAAGCCGGAACCGTCACCACTAACGGCTCGACCATCGTCACCGGGACCAACACCGCTTTTACCTCCGCCTGGATTGGCCGCCGCATCTGGGTCGCCGGCAATCCTTCTTCGAGTGCGAATATCATCATTTCGGTCCAATCGGCAACCCAGCTTACTACCTTTGGCGGTATCGTCACTCAGGTTGGTGCACAATTCCAAATCTACGATCCCTCGGCAACCAACATCCGCCTCTACGCTACCGGCGACGGCCAAGCGACTTATTTCCGCGTCCAGCGCAATGCCTTTGATCCGACGCAGACCACCCTTGTCGCTGCCGGGCTCCAGTTTTTCGATAACGCCAACTCCGAGCCTCCATCCTTTCCATTTACATCCGAGACTGCCCAATTCAACAACGTGCCGCCTCCGATCGGCAAGTACCTGAACCAATACGGCAACCGTCTGATTGTTTTCGGTGTCTCCGGCGCTCCCCAGGCATTCTTTTATTCCAACCAGGAAACGACCTCAATTGGCCTGCCGCAAGAGTCCTTCGCGCCTCTCAACCAGGTCACGCTTCCTATCCAGAACGCTCAAATCAACGGTATGGCCGAACTTCCCGGCTCGCTCATTATCTGGTCCGACAAAGAGGATATGTTCCGGCTTACAGGGCTGCTCTCGGACAACCAGGTCTCGACTACCACCTCGCAGGCCCAGGGCGCGACCATCTCGCAACTTCCCTATTCTCTCGGCTGCGCCAATCCATTCGCTGTTGCAATCACTCCGCTCGGCGTCATCTGGATGACGTCCAATGCTGAAATCTGGCTGTTTACTGATCGTTACGCTCCTCGTAACATTGGCCGTCCCTGGCAGGACATTCTCTCGACTATCTCGTCAAGCCAGATGTCTCTGGTCCGTGCTAAGTACTACCATACCCAGAACCGCAACTGGATGGTCTTCGCAGTACCGGCCAACGGCTTCTCTTACAACAACACCTTGCTGGTGCTTGACCTCGATCTACTCGCATCCAACGGCTCGCCCTCTTACTTCACTTTCGATATGGCAACCAACTCTCCGAGCTGGTTTGTCTTGCAGCCTGGCCCGATTGTTGCCGGTAATCAAATTCCCCGCTGCGACTCTCTCGAGACTGTCTATGAGCAGGGTGGCCTGGTACGTCTCTTCACCGGCTCTATCGACCTAATCCAAGACACCGACTTCCAGGCCGGCTTTGGCACCGAGATCCAGGTCAAGGGAGCCAATATCAAGACGCACGCCTGGGGTAACGATTCGGCTTTCATCATCAAGCGTCCTTCCTGGGTGCGGTTTACCACCAACCAAGACCCGTCGCAACTCGCATTCCAGGGCTGGACCTTCTCAGTGGATGGCATTGATGATGACTTCTACACCTTTGTCTCGCCGCTGACCCTCGCGTTGACCCCCGGCGCCAACGACACGGCAACTCTCGGCGGTAATCCGTCTCTGCTCTCGGGCTCTCCCTTCCGCACCTCTCCCGAGCTCTTTAGAATTGGTGGCGTAAACTTCGTCATGGGGCGCCGTTTGCGTTTCGGTGTACAATTCCCGTCAAGTACCGGGCAAAACTTTCAGCTGCGCTCGATCCAGCTGGGATTTGGAGCAGCTCCACCGCGATGATGCTTGACTACAATCCGGCTCAGGTAATGATGGGCGGCGGCAGTGGCGGTCCATACATCCCGACCGGCAATACCGCGCCGTGGATTTCGCCTCCAGTCCAGGCCCAACAGCAATTTCTGGGCCAGTCGAATATCTTAGGCCCGGAGACTGTGCGCGCGACCGAGGGCGGTCCCTTCGACCAGTCCTATCGCCAGAACCTTGCTACTTACGCAGGCGGTCTCCTCCAGCGTCCCGGCGGCAATTTGACTTTCAACCCAACCGACGCCAAAGACATTCCACAGGGCCAGTCGCTGCTTGAGCGGGCGCTCGGCGGAGGAGCCTATTCGTATCAGCCGCCACAACCCGCAAGTGATAACAGCGGTGGCACCGGAATCACAGATTGGCAAGACTGGCTATCATCTTTCCGCGACCAGGGCAACGCATTCAGAATGCCGAATCTGCTGGAGTGATATATGGCAACTAATCCGATTATTGGTTCCGGATGGGGCTCAAGCCCATCGAGCGGCTTTCAGCCGTCAAATCTATTCACTCCGGCGCCAGCTCCGAACTTCTCGCCTATCCCCGGCTCTCCCGGCAATCCCGGTAATTTGCCCAATCCTTTTACCAACGTCAAGGATGCGACCCGCAGCGCCGCCGGCCTCAACAATCTTCTCGCCAGTAGCCGCTTACAGGCCATCCCGGCTTTCATGCAGAACCTTTTCGGATACGGCAACCAGGCTGGTAACGTCTTCGGCCAGTTCGCCAATCTGGGCTCGCCGTTCTACCAACAGAAGCAATCCGAGGCTTTCACGCAAGGTGTCAAGCAGGGTCAGGACGCGCAGGGGATCGCTCGCCAGCAACTCGCGGCCCAAGGTTACGGCGGTACTCCATCAGGCGCAACAGCGGCGATGATCGGCAGCATGAACCAGGCCCAGGGCTCATCCCTTGCCGAGCAATATCTCCAGCAACTCTTCAACAACGAGAATTTATCGCTACAGGGAGCGCAGGGACTTGCCGGAATCGCCAGTCTGTTTAATCCGGCGCAACTCTTCGGCAACATCTCGGCTCCAGGCTCGACGCAGGGACCGAGCGCAGCCGAATCCTTTAATCAAATCATGAGCGGTATCTTTGGGAGTAGCGGCGGATTAGCGGCATTCCACGCACCGCCATCATAAGTTTATGGATGATAAATCAGTAGCTAATGCGGTACGCCAGATTCAGGCGGGGCAGCCGCCCGCCCAGTCTCCCGACATCGCCAGCCTCTTCAACTCTCAGCAATCAGTGTTGCCGCCGCAACTCTTCTCGTCATCCGAGGCTATCCAGCCGCTTCTCGAGCAGATGCAATTCAACAAGGGAATTGAGCAACAGGCGCTACCCGGCGTGACCGGTCAGATGCAGAAACTTTACGGCAGCGATGTCTACGGTCCAGAAACCACCTCGACCGGCTACTCGCTCATTCCCGAGAAGGGACTTGTTCAGAAGTATGCGGACCTCGCCGGCAACCCGCCTCCGGTCGCATGGCAACCGCATAATCCAGTCGCTCGCGCTCTGGTGGCACTCGCAACCGCAACGCGTCCTGGGCAGGCTATTCAATCGGCTTACTTTGGCCCAGGCCTGGAGCGCTGGGGAGCGCAAAAGGAAGCGCTTGCCAGCCAGATCAAAGACGTCCAAGGCGGTATCGGCGAGAGCCAGAAGTTACTCGAGACCGGAGAGCGTGGCGCGACGGGCGCGGCTCAAGCTGCTGGCATGGCCTCTTACCACGAAGGTATGCTCAATGTCCGCGAGCAGGCCAACCAGATCCGCGATAAGGTGGCGAATGGCCGTATCGCATTCCAGCAAGGGCTACTCAATCTCGACTGGTCAAAGCTAGGCGAGGCTCAGCGCCACAACCGCATGGACGAGATGTTACAAGCGGCTGGTGTAGACGTCCGCCACGAAGGCAACATGGTTCTTCTCCAGGTCGGTACCCAGCGTACTCAGGTCGATGCCGACAAGTTCAACGCGGCGATTCTCAACAAGGACCAAGGCTTCTTCGATCAAGTATTCCAGTCACTCGGCTGGAAGGAGTTCTATGGTGTAGGCGGTCCTGGTGGCGCCCAGGTCCAGCCGATGACTCCGGGCGGCCAATCGACTCAACCCTCGGGGACTCCGTTTGGTAAGCCGCCGACTCCGAAGAGGGCAGCACCAAGCGCGACAGCAACCCAGAAGCCCGGATCCGGCGAAGTCCAGCGCTACGTCAAGAACCCGGCTACCGGTGAGATCCATCCACTCGCCAAGGGTTATGCTGTCCCGAAAGGTTGGACACTTGTACCGGCGCCAACAGGAGCAAAGTAATGCTCGATGGCTTGCCTCCGGGTGTTGGTCCGTCTGTCAAGGCCCAATCTCAATCCGCGCTGCCTCCCGGTGTTGGCCCAGCAATGACGGCGGATCAACCGGAGCAGCCGGGCTTCGGCCAGCGCTTTGGAGAGGCTTGGGGCGTGCCTGCCGAAGAAGCGCGCGCCCAGATTGAGCAAAAAGAACAGGCTCTCCCGACTTGGCAGCGCCTACTCCCCCACACGCTCGGCACGTCTCCCTCGGCTGGCCGCTCGATTTTAAACACGCTGATGCCGCAACTGACGGCTGCCCCGGAAGCGCTCGAGATGCTCAAGAGTATCCCGACGCATCTTTATTCCGGCATTCGGGAATCGAGCGACATCCAGCAGGGAGCTGTCGACCAACTCCGCGCCAAGGGTTATCCAGTCGATCAGTTGACGAGCGGCAAGATGCGTCCCGAGCAATTCAAGGCGTTGATTAAGCCCGCCGACTGGCAGGAGTTTGTCAATACGATTGGCCAAGCTGGTGGTAAGTCGCTTGAAGCTGTGCCACTCTTCGGTAATACGCTCTCGACCGCATCCCAGGATGTCCAGGCTGGTAATTGGAAAGGCGCGGCTGGCGGGCTTACCGGTCTCGCAACTCAGCTGGCACTCCCGAAAGTAATCGAGAGCGGCGTCAAGCTGCCAGGCCGCATCAAGGGTACTTACTTTGATCCGCAACTGAAGACTTCGGCTGTCCGGACTCTCGATGCTACTGCTAACACAGCCCAATCGCGTACTCTCGAAATCCCACACCAGACCATCTCAAAGCGGGTTGGCGCTCTCGAGCGCGGTCTCAAGGCTGCGGACATGGTGGCCGGAAATGGCGAGCGTACTATATCGCTTGCTGATATGACCCCGGAACTTGCTGATACCGCCGAGCAATTCAAGCTGGGCAGCGAGCGTTCCGCTCTCGCCAGCCCGCGCTTCGGTGCTGCCGTAGACGCGATTACCTCGCGTGGCGGCAACGTCTCTCTCGGAGAGCTGATGGAATTACGCCGTGATGTGGGGCGGCTAATGGCAAAGTCCCCCGAGGGATCTCCCGAGCGTGGCGCTCTCGATTCTCTTTACAAGTCGCTTAAGGAGAAGGGCGCGGATCGCGCGGAAGAGATCGGCCAGCTCGACCAGTACAATTCTCACGACTCGCTCTGGAAGACGCTCCTCAATTACGAGGACACGTCCCACGGTTTCGGAAAACTCCAGAATGCGAAGACCGGTGTAGACTTTTTCGACACGCTCCGCAACCCGAAATACAAGGGCCAGATCGCCAACGCCCAAGCGGACCTCGAAGCCGCCGGTCTCCCCAAGGGCTACTTCGACAAGCTGGAGCGTGACTACACGGGACTCCACGACTACGCCAAGGGTACCGGCATGGGCTTCATGGGCAAAATGAAGGTGATGGCCCAGCACCCGGTACTCGGTACGGCCGGCTTCTTTGGTGGGCGTCTGCTCGGTTCGGCTGTCGGCGCTCCTTGGTTGGGCGGGCTGATCGGCGCATCTGAAGCCGGTTCTCTCGCCTCTCGCATTGCCGCAGTACGCGCTCTCGAGCGGGTTGGTGGAGCGCCGCCTCTCGCCAGCGGTGTCTCAGCCGCAATGAAGGCCCAGCCCTATGAGCCAACCGGCGAGATACCGTCTCTTCAGGAGACGCGCCAGCCACTCTCTCGAGCTGCCGCAGCATCCGCCTCCGATCCCAAATTCCAGACTGTCCAGAACGTTGCCGGAACGCTGATAGACCAGTTCAAGATGACGAAGACCGAGGCGCTCGCGCGCGCCCGCCAGGCAGTCGAGAATGTCGGTGTAGACGAGGGCAAAGCGGCGGAAGAAGCGATTCGGCTCCAGGGACAAGCGAGGGGTGTGGTGCCGACCCAAGAAGCGGCTCCATCCGTCTCAGGCGGCGCCCAAGACGTAGCCGAACAAATCCGTCGCGCTCAATCAGCTGGCGTGCGCGGTCCCGAAAATCCCTATGCTCCCGGCCCAGCGAGGACGGGTTTCGGCCAGGGCGGCAAATTCGGCATTGAAGACTGGCCTCCAGAAGCGCGTCAGGCTCTCGCGGATCGTATCAAGCAACAGCAGGTTGTCGAAGGTCAGACGGAAAGCGAGATTGCGCGGGGCGGTGGTGGAGTCGGGCCGTCAAAGGCTGGTTTCGGCAAAGGCGGCAAGCTGGGCGCTGAAGACATGACCCCAGAGCGCATCCAGCAGATTGTCGATCGCATTCATCAAGAGAGCGCACTCCGTGGTGGCTCCGTGGACTTCAACGAGGCGGCCTCCCAAAAACTCTTTGGCAAGTCCTTCGCTGAACTAACACTCGACCAAAAGCGCCAAGTCTTTCAGGAGGCGCTGAAAATGAGAGGAAAGAAATAAATGCCCGCCGGCCCTTTCAAGCCCTGGTCCGTACCTCCTCGCTTCGACACCGACGAGCAGAACCAGTTCGCGGCCTGGATTGTCTCGGCTGTCAACCAGCTGACTTCGCAGGGCATCAATCCGCCCGGCAATAGCGGTCTCCAGGCACTCCAGAATAAGCAGATCGACCCAACCAGCTCACAAATTATCTCAGCCGGCTCCCGCACCTCAGCCCTCACCACCACCATCATCACCTCGGTAGTCTCAAATGGCGTTTCCAGTTCAATCACCTTTCTCTGGGACGGCTCTGGCGGCTCTCAAGTCTTTCGCATCGGCCGTGATGACGGCACAATATACGGTCCTAATCCAGCAGGCTCTCCCTTCGCGGTTTCCGGCCTGACCGGCGGTGTCACATATTTCTTCTATCCATACTTTGATGAATCGCTGCAAGCCATCCGTTTTGCTCAAGTAGTTGGCGTCTCGGTCGGCAATCCAGCCGTGGCGTACACGGCGCAAAACTTCAAAGCCGCTCAACAGCAAATGCTAAGAGGCCACATCCCACTTTGCTCGATCGCCGGATCACAGGGCATCGCCATTCCCGGTGGAGCCGGAACCACCAACGTCGATGCCGGATCGGGCGGTTCGGGTGGGGGCCAACTCGGAGGCGACAGAACACTCTTATGAAGACACTCGTCTTTTTCTTTGGTTACTTTCTTTTGTCCGTTCTCGCAATAGCGCAGAGCCAGGGAGTCCGCTTCGACGCTCCTCCGATTGTCAATGGCCAGGGCAAGCCGATCGCAAACGTCAATGTCTTTCTCTGTGCCGGATCGGCTACTATCACCGGAACGACTTGTTCTGTCCAGGCGCAATCATTTACTGATGCGACTCTCTCGACGCAGTGCTCCTCCGGATTCCCGGTTACGCCCACCAACAATACAGGCGGAGCCGGCGGTTGTAGCTCTACCTCTGACAGTCTCGGCAACTTCGGGTTCTGGCTTTCGCCGGGCGCGTATATCTATTGCTTGTCCGGACCAAATGTTACCGGCAAATGCTACAATTTGACCGTTCCTACGGGCCCGACAGTCATCACTGTTGACGGTACCTCAACCACTCTCCAGAGCGCTCTGACCGCATGCCAGACCATAACAACCGGCTGCCAGATATTCGTTCCCAAGTCGCAGACGGTTGTCTCTTCAATTGTCTATACTCCTGTTACCGCAAATCCGGTGCTTGTGAACTGCCTCACACCTGGAGACGTGAACCAAAACACGGGTGGCGTAACCATTACCTACACTCCGGCAGGCACTAATACAACCTTTCTCACGGTCAATGACCCCTCACGCTTCATCATCGATGGCTGCAACTTCACGCAGGGCAACTCAAATGTCGGTACAAACGGGATTGTCTACAATGGCGTGCAGGGTGGTGGCGGCCGCAATGGGCAGATTTACAACTTCTCGGGCATAGGCTTCACGCTCTCAGACGCCTCGAACTCCAGCGCCGAATACAACACATTCATCAATTGGCAAGTTAACCAGGGGCTCCAGGGAACGCTTGCATGCCTTCTGAATCAGGCTAACGGCTCGGGCAAGGCGGTGAACCAGAATAGCTGGTATAACTCGACTTGCAAAGGTGGCTCTACCGACAGTTTCCAGATGTTGTTCACCGACAACGGGTCGCATACCTTCGGCTCGATCTCAGAAAACTATTTCAACATTGACGTGAGTGGCAACGCGACGATACTTAACTCGATCAACCCCGGCAACATTGCTGGTGCTTGCCGCAACAACATCTTTGAGACCAATACCATTGAGGCATCCCCTCCCACGATTAGCTCCGCAACTGAAGTCGGAACGACAGTAACGTTGACCTTCTCTGGCCAGACATTTCCTTTCGCGGTTGGTCAATCGGTTGTGGTTTCTGGCGTTGGCGTCGGCGGCTACAATGGCACCTTCACGCTCACTGCCGCAACCGGCTTGACCGTGCAGTATACAGCAGGATCTGGATTGGGCAACTCATCGGGCGGCACTGTCCAGACCAACAACCAAGTTGGCTTTGACATCAACGGCTGCCAGATGACGCGCATCCAATCGGAGGCCGGGCTAACCGGGCCCGGTACCCCGCTGTTCGTAAATGGACATAATGGTGCGACCTGGCGGGCCTGCACCGGGGCATCTGTCGCGCCAACGTCTAATAATAACGGTTCGTCAATCGGTGGATCTGGCGTGGGATGTGAAGAGATAGAATCGACATGGCAGCGGAACAGACAAGGAAGTATTGCATTGGGGGTTGGCGTAAACACCATCGTTGGCACTCCGCCGTCAATCAATGCGACTGGCGGGACCGCCCTCTGCTCTGGTGGCTGTCCGTTCCAATGGGGCAGCACCTCGGCAATTGTTACCGGCAACCACTCAATGCAATTCAACGAGGGAACTTCTTCCGGTGCGGCAGGCTCGACCACAGCTCTTTATGCCGACTCAACATCGCACACCCTCAAGTCCAGCTACAACAACGGTTCTTTCTTTAACGTTCCGCAGATTATTGGTTCCGGCACTGCCACAATGACCACGGCAGCTATTACGGCGGGCAATTGTGGTACTACGGTGACGGTAGCGGCGACAGGAGTTGCAACTACAGACACGATCACCTGGGCCTTCAATGCGGCACCCGCTGGATCAAATGCTGGTCTGGTTGCGTGGCCGACCACTAACAACGTAAACTTCGCGTATTGTTCAAACACGGCTCAAACGCCGGCAGCGGCAACGATCAATTGGCGTGTTGTGCGGTAAAAGGAGAAGTAATCGGGTGGAGGGGAAATGTGGAGGTACCTTGTAGTGCTACTGACAACACTTGGCTTGGGTGGGCCTTATACACAGCCCATCTACTTGTCGCTTCTCTTGTCGGTGTTGGCGCTTTCTATTGGCGCCGTCGCCTGGCTCGTGATCGAACTCAAAAAAGGGGGCGCGGAAGTGGCGCAACTCGACGCACCAACTCTCACGACGACGATACCAGCCATCCCCGCCCACATGATAAACACAAGGGCGCGAGCGATGAGGGCCGGTAAGTCGCTGTGGCTTTTGGCTGCCGGGCTTTTTGTGGGGTGGCTCTGGCGCGATCACCAGCTCGCAACCGCAACCCGCTATACTTACACCGATGTCACCATCAATCGCAAGATCAACGATCACAAGTTTATCGTGCAGCCGGCCAGAATGTCGCCCATTATTTCCGACATCTGTCCGGAATCTTCGGTAGACTGGCGCGAGCGCGAGATCTTGCGCGATTGGACGTTCGACCAGAGACCCGGCTGTAAGCACGTTATCTCGTACCACGAAAAGGAGATCTAAATGTTGGATTATAAGCTAGACGATCAGGGCGGTCCCCAGCCGCCTCCGACTCCACCGCCCACCGATCCCGCCAAGAAAGAGGATGATGACGAGGGCGAATGACGCAGATACATAATCCGGATTGGTTCAAATGACGGCATCCGCCATCGGCGGCGAGGTCATTCTCCTGGCCGTGATTCTGATTCTCGCCTTCATGCAATGGCACAACCGGCTCCCGCCCATCGAGAAGGTAGTCAAGCTGATTGACGCCTTGAATACGAAGGGCGGGAATCTTTTGATATTGTCGGGTGGCGCCATTCTCGGGAGCTGGGCTTCACTGCGGCTTCTCTATTACGTGCTCGAGCGCTCGCAAGAGGGCAAGCTGACGCAAGACAACTCATTCGCCATGCTGGGGATCTCGTTCATCACCGGCAACTTTACCGGCGGATTTCTGGCGACACTGTTTAAGACCATGACCGGGGAATCGTCTAAGTCTCATCCTGAGACTCCCACCTCTGACGCGGAATAAGGTGCACCGCTTTTCTGTTTCGGAATGTCCTAGATTAAGGTAGAAGAATTCTCTTGACAATGGACCGCCACTTTCCTACAATCCTGTCCTAGGAAAGGGTAGCCATGAACATCGTCTCGGTTTACAAGAAATTCCCTACCGAAGCTGATTGTATCGCGCATATCGAGCAGGTTCGCTGGCATGGCGTTCCGGCTTGCCCGTATTGCCATTCCACCAAGACCACGCCGATGCCCGCAGAGAGTAGGCATCACTGCAATTCCTGTAACACCACGTTCAGCGTTACAGTTAACACCATCTTCCACCACACCCATCTGCCCTTGCAGAAATGGTTCTTGGCGATCTCCCTTGTGCTGAACGCCAAGAAGGGCATATCTGCCCGCCAGCTTGCCCGCGATCTTGAAGTAAACAAGAACACGGGTTGGTACATGGGCATGAGAATCCGCAATGCCATGTTTGAGCAGGGCGAATTGCTCAAAGGCATCATCGAAGCTGACGAAACGTATTTGGGACCGCGTAAACCGCGCAGGGGCAACAGGCGTGACCCGAGCGCACCACCATTGAAGCGCGGACGCGGCACCAACAAACAGCCCATCGTGGGCATGATTGAACGTGGCGGCCGAATCATCGCTAAAGCCGTGGACAAATCCAAGCTGGGCAGCAAGAGCATGGCCAAGTTTGTACGCGAAAATATTGACGTGTCCGATGCCATGCTCATCACCGATGAATGGTCGGGATACATTAAGGTCCGCAGTTTCATGCGGCACGAGACGATCAATCACCAAGTCTGCTATGTGGACGGGGAAATCCACACCAACACCATCGAATCGTTCTGGGGCCTGCTCAAGCGCGGCATCATCGGGCAGTACCACAAAGTCACACTTCGCCATCTCCATCAATACATCACCGAATTCTGCTACAGATTCAATCATCGCAAGAATCCCGCCGTATTTGATCTCACGCTGCGACGGGCGGTAGGAGTAGACGCATGAGTAATGAAACAAGAAAAGCCACCCATATTGGAGATCTGACGATCGGCAACAGCAAGTTGCCTTGCGCCGTGCTTGAGGATGGAACCCGCGTCTTGAATCAAGCCGGTTTCCTTCGCGCAATCGGGCGTGCGCGTTCGCCCAAGGCCGGAACTGGCGTTCTTAGCACTGTCGACGATTTGCCTTTTTTCTTACAGGCAGAAGTGCTTAAGCCATACATAACAAAAGAATTGAGAGAGTCGACGAAACCAATCTTTTATCAGGCCGGCAAATCTAAGTCTGTTGGCTATGACGCCAACCTGTTGCCGAAGGTGTGCGATGTTTATCTGAAATTCCGCGACCACTCCGTAAAGGAAACCGGCAAAGTTCCGGAACGCTATCAGCACATCATTCTTGCCTGCGATCTACTGATGCGTGGACTTGCCCATGTTGGCATCATCGCCCTGGTCGACGAAGCCACAGGATACCAAGAAATTAGGGACAAGCTGGCACTACAGGCCATTCTTGACCGTTTTCTCCGGAAAGAATTGGCGGCATGGGCCAAACGATTTCCCGACGAGTTCTACCAAGAGATGTTCCGCCTTCGCGGCTGGCAGTGGCGCGGGATGAAGATTAATCGCCCATCCGTCGTAGGTCACTACACCAATGATCTCGTTTATGAGCGCCTGGCCCCCAACATCCTTGAAGAACTGCAACGCCGCAACCCAAAAGATGAAAAGGGCAATCGAGCAGCTAAACACCACCAATGGCTCACGGAAGACATCGGGAATCCCGCCCTGGCCCAGCATCTCTACGCTATCATCGGCTTCATGCGGGCATCAACCAACTGGGACCAATTTCACCGCATGGTGCAACGTGCTTTCCCGAAGAAAAACACGACCATGCTGCTTCCGCTGCCGGAACAGGAACCCGCATAATCGCATGCTCGTTCTTACTCGGGAGTCTTGCCCTTGGCTTTCTCCGGTAGAGAGTCTTTCAAGAGCATGAACTTGTTATGACTCATTTGCGTCTCGAACTTGATGTAGTCCATAACATCAGGGGACACAAAACCGCTTTTTGATTCTTTCGGTATATTTAGCGGTTCGTCGGAGGGATTCTTTGCCATAAACCAATAGAACTCGCTTTCCTTTATGACCGTGTATCCCTCAAGTTCCAGAACGCCTTTTAATTCTCCGGGAGTGGCCAAGGTCAGCGACATTCCGCCATTGCCTGCTTTCCGGCAAGCAGGGCGATGGGAACCGGGAATTCATAGAGTTCTTCTTCCACATTCCCAACCATGATGAACTGCTCCCCTTCTTTCACGGTACCGGACTTTTCGCTTGCTACGCGCTGAAGACCGCGTTTTTGCATAACCTCGGAGAGTATGCCGCGCTGATGGCATAGCGTCACAAAATTGATTACCACGTCATTTATGGCATCTCGCAGGCGATCTTCTGTTTTTGCTTGGGCAAAAAGACGCAAAACAGGAATGTAGGCAACATAAGCATCGGCTTGCTCGTCGTGCCGATATTTGTATTCCAGCCTGAAAGCGATAGGCAAGTTTTGCATAATCGGACTCTCTCCTTAATCTCCATCAGGTGCAGGGACAATACCACTTACACTTGGGAGCGGCAAGTAATTCTCCGCCAAAAACAAGGGAGAGGGGACGGTCCCAATTCTAACAGCATTAAGACTCTCTTAACGATGCCCTGTCAAGGCAGGATTGAGCTTATCAAACATGTCTACCTTAATCTAGGACATTCCGTTCTGTTTTAAAACTTACTGGTAATATGCCACCAAGCACAATGTGGACACTTGTAAGCCTTGCGTCTGGGGATGCCGCGTCTCCCGCCCGCCAAGACAAAGCGCTTAATAAACGCCTCGGTAGTGGCCTGATCGGCGAAGCGGCGCTTGTTGGAACAGCGCAGAATGGCGACACTCACTTCTGCACCATCCCCGTGATCTTGTTGACCGCATATGGGAACACCGCCCACGATCCCAATCCGCCGAGAGTGGCGACATCGGGAATCGCATGATTGTGCCAAACCACATGGATGAGACAGGCGATCGCGGTTGCGACTGTAAATGACGAAGCCACGCGGGACCAGCTAAGCTGCCCCGGTTCCTCCTCCCAAATGCTGACCAGCAAGTTGCGGCGGCAATGTGCCGGGTCGCATACAACTATCGTTTGCTGGTTAAGCGGCACCGCTGCCGCCGCTGCTTGTGCCGCTGCCATTTCTTGCTCTGTTGCCATTTTGAACCTCCATCAACTTATGCCGTACCCGGCACTCGCGGCCGGCGCATTCATTCTCGTGTTTCCACAGCCAGAAGATCCTGTCTAGATCGGGGTGACAGGCCATCGCCGCATAATGCAACGCCCGAACCAAGGTGCACCCACAGAACGGACATGGCTTGGCCTGCCTCACATTCGCCGCCCCAGCAACACCCCGGAAATAATCCCGCCAATATAGGTGACAGTCGAGGTGATGAAGTTCTTTTTGCGCGCCTTGGCCTTCACCAGCGAGACCTCGGCCTTGCATTCTTCGACTTGCTTAGCCAGCACCACATCTTTTGAGGCTGATTCCTTTCGAAGCGACTCGATCACCGTATTAGCACCGCCCAACTCGCTCTCGACCCCGGCCAGTTGCTTCTGGGTATCCGCGAGATCCGCCTTCTCAACCACCTCGGTCTCTAATTGACCCGTAACCCGTCTTGCCCCAGAATCGCTAAGAGAGAGGCCGCCGGAGGTGAGCGAGGCGTCTGATGAGCCTAGCCCCGAAGCGGCTTGCAGGCGTGCCAGAACGTCTGAAGGCGTGGCATTCTGGAGGGTATTCTGGCTCGCGCGGAGAGCCGCATCCCGATCTCGAACCTGGCGGGAGAGGGCGGAGTTTTGTTTCTGTACCTCGCTGACCAGCTGTGCCCAGCGCTGGTCGGCCTCCGCCCTCTGGCTTTGTGCGGATAAGAGGCTGGCCCGAGCCTCCTGGAGAGCCTGATCTGACTTCTGAAGATCGAGTGTCTTGAGCCGGATCCAAAGGTCTTGGCCGCGCACGATCCCCACCCAGACGAGCGCGATCACCAACCCAGCAATGATCAGATGCTTGACGTGGGGCGCGAGCGCGTGCCAATGGGGGAGTGGTTGAGTCGCGGCTGCCATCATGGCACCAGCTTGCGGACATGTGTCCACGCCTTCTCAATATCCCCCTGGGCGCGCTTGTAGAGTTCCACCCCGAGCATATAGACAGACGAGAAATAGCGGTCGTAGGCCCATACTCCGAGACCGCCCAGCACCACTCCGGTAAAGATCCAAAGTCCAGTCATGTTTTCCTCCTGAAATTTAAGTCCACTCTCCATCCCGCATCTGGGCCGCTAACCTCAACGCTCTCGGCCCGACCTGGCTGGCCCAGCGCGACTCAAGCATCTTCTCGGCAGCCACCGCATACTCGCCACTCTCAACTGCCGCCAATGTCTGCTTGAATCCCAGCAACCCGTGCACCCCGATGTTATACGCCATGTTCTGAAGTGCGCCTTGGCGCGGATCGTCTAGACCAGCCACCCACGGTAGTGCCGCATTCAAGGCGAGCGTACAGCGCTGAAGATCAGTCTGCAACAGCAACTCAGCCTCGTCTTGCGAGATGCCGGCTGGATAATGCTCTTGCGGTCCCATCTTGTGCCCGTACCCGACCGTCCAGAACCCGAGCGTGTCTTGGTAGGGATTGAGTCTCAAGCCTTCGTCGCGTTTTAATTGGTCAATGATAGTCACGCAGCTTACTCCTTGTCCTTGATGCCCACCGGAGAAGTTACTTCTTTTGGCTTGGGATAGGTACAGCCGATGCTTCCGGTGCCGTCATCGTTCATCTTCATCTCAATGTTGCTTATAATCCACATACGGTCAGGAGCATTCATTCCAATGTCCACATGCTGCCACGGTTCAAACTTGCAGCCAACACAGATGCCCGTGGACGAAAATGCGGGCGGCACTTCGTACTTCACGCGAAATTCTGGAACTTGTGTGTGATTAAGAATGATCGCGGTGCCATCAATTATTCTACTGATGCTAAATGCCAGCAGACCGAGACCTATTGTTGTAGCGCAATAGATCAGTATGCCTTCACTAATCGACCTTACTTTCGTAGCGATCTCAATGCTCATCTGTGGCGCTACTCCTTTCCTGTTTCGACTTTGGTGAATGTAGTTCTGTCCTCTGCTCCGAAGTTGGATTCTCTCCCACAATAGGGGCAAAATTCGGGGTGCTTGCGATCAGCTTTGCCATTCACTAAAGATACTGGAGTAAAGACAAATATCGCTCCGCATTCACATTTCCAGCCCGCCTCCTGTGCCTTCGGGGTAGCCTCTGCTGGAGATAGTAGACTACCCGCGAACCAAGCTAGTTTGGGCTGTCTCTGGCAGTCAATGCAGTCGATGTTGTACGCCGTCGCGCCCATTGCGTTGAAAGGATGCTTGCCGCAGCCGAATGCGACCCATCCCTTGAACTCCGGCGCTGCCTTCGGGGTGGGCGCTTCGTCCGGCAATACTTCCAAGTAACCAGACGATCCCCAAGGCTTGCTAGGCTTCGGGGTGGGCGCGGCCCCGGTGAACTTGCCACTTAAGATATCATCAATCAACTCGGCTTCTCCGAACTGGACGGTTGCAACCTCCCGCTCGTAATCAATGCTTCGATTTTTCCAGGCATCCGCGATTAGATTGAGGCGCTTCTCCGCCTCCCGCCCCGCAGCCATGCGGCGCAGGATTTCGGCCCGTTGCACTCTACAGTCATCGCATTCGCAAGGACCATTTTGGTAGCTATTGAGCAACTCCCTGTCGTCCATGTCGTCAGGCTTCATACCCATTCCTTTCCATTCCAATGCGCGATCTTCAGCAGCCAAGTCTTAGCTGCGGATTGGTACCAGATAAGTTTCCAGGGCCGAGGGACGTAAACCTCTTCAGGCTTCATGGGCTAGTCCTCCGCTTTTTTCTTTTAGGACATGGGCCGAAGTGGACTGGCTGGCTACCGACGAAGACAATGTTGCTCTTGGTCGTTACCTTGCGGCAGCAAAGGTAGCAAGTCATTTCCCCTTCTCCTTCCGCGCGCGGGCCGGGGCCGCGAGTAAGCGCAACAGTCCATGCCACATGCACCAACGCCTAGGTCGTTTTCTGCATCTACAGGTGGCTCCCATAACAGCTACTCTCCTCCCGCCTCGGCCAAATCCAGCCGGATGATGTTTTTGGCCCTATCGCGGAATGGCCCAAAGGTCATTGGGCGTATATGCGTATTTTCATACTTGAGACATGCCAGCATTGCCGCTTCTCTCATTTCGGTAGGCGTTAATCGAAGCTCCTCTATATGGTGGCACATCATCTCTACCAACTGATGAAAGAGCGGGTCGCGCTGGTAACGTTCCTCTGCTGTCATGAAATTCATTGGAGCTCTCCTCTCTGGCACTATCTGCACAAAATAATCGCGAAGCACGCTATGCCTACAATTATTCCTGCTGTAATCCATAGAGCAACTTCTAGTTTCGACATTTCGCGCATCATCCACGGATTTTGGCTCACTCCCTCTCTCCTCTCTGGCGGCTAGCGGCGGCGATACTTTTGGCCACATCACACTCATCGCAAGCAGGCCAATTGAGCTTTTCTGCCAATTCATCCGCAATCCTGGCGCAAGCCTCCCGCCTAGCCTCCGACAGCAATGCCTCACCCTGTCGGTAGGCCGTAACACGAAGGCTCGATTCGTCAAGCCTTGCCGGGATCGCGAATCGAGCCATGGTGAGTTGCTGTTTAGTGTGGGGAAGTTATCCCTCCCCCAGGGCCCTTCACCTTTACGAACCGAGAACTTTACAGTTCTCAGAACCGAGATGTCAATCATCATGTGGACAGGAACCAAGGGTTTCCAATTCACACGCATCAGCATTCTCGACAACGCATCCCAATTGTCCGGCGTCTACGCGCTCTTCAATCAGGGTGTTTGGATCTATATCGGAGAAGCCAAAAACATTCGCGATCGGCTTCTTCAACACCTGACCAAATGAACAGAACACCTGCGTTGCACGCTCTAATCCGCAGTGGTTCGCATACGAGCTGGTATCACCGGAGTATCGAGTTGCGCGGCAGGATGCATTGATCCTCGCATTGCATCCAACGTGCAACCAGCGCTTGGGTTAATACCTACACCATCAATCGTGCCGGTGAACCGATTGAAGTAGACGTCTATTCCATTCACCTCAATCAGGGTGAAGAGTTCCAATTTCTTCACCCTTACTCTTGCGCCTAGTGCGTGGGACTCGTAATCGCACTCACGCACCAGCGCAGGGTATCCCAGCAGATTCAGCGCTCGTCCTAAAAACAGCTTAAAAATGCTACCCATATCAGCGTCCGAAGCGCCCCGCTCCCATAACAGCTACTCCTCTCCCGCCCTTCCAAGTTTTCTTTCAATTTCGACGGCTGCGAGTATTCGCCCGCGAAGTCCACTCTCGAAGCACATGCGGCAAGGCTTGGCCTCGGTGCAAGTTACATCGCCAGGAACATCCTCATCGCCGTGAGCGCCATAAACGCCAAGGCTGTCGGCCAGTTCCGT